TCTTATGATAGTATTAAACAATATATCAGTGAATATGAATCAATTTTAAATAAATTTCAAGAAAAATTTTTGTAATGGTAAAAGCATTATTTAACGCAGTAATTATTAAACCTATTGAAGAGGAAGAGAGTGTTCATGGTAACATTGTAGTTCCTGATATGGGTAAAGATAAAAATCTTAAAGGAGAAGTGGTCTCTGTAGGACCCGGATATTATACCCAAATGGGAAATTTTATCGAAACTACAGTAAAAGTGGGAGATATTGTTCTTCTTCCTCAAATGGGTCCTAGTAAAATGGATTATAATGGAGAAGAATATTATATGATTGAAGAAAATAAAATTTTAGGAGTAATTGAAAATGAGTAAGATTATTAATTATGGAGATGATTCCCGTAAAAAACTAATTAAGGGAATTAATCAACTAGCAGACGCAGTTGTAACAACTTTAGGACCAAATGGTCGAAATGTAGTAATTCAACAAGATCAAGGTGTACCTCAAAGCACTAAAGATGGTGTAACGGTAGCAAAATCAATTGAACTAGAAGATCAAGTTGAAAATGTAGGAGCACAAATGCTTAAACAAGCAGCTATTAAAACTGCTGATCAAGCAGGTGATGGTACTACTACTTCAACCTTATTGGCACGTGAAATTGTAAATGCTGCTTCACGTTATAGTGATAAAGGACACAACATTGTAGAAATTAAACGTGGTATTGATAAATGTGTTAAGGCACACGTAGATTATCTTCGTAACCTTTCCCAGGATATTTCAAGTGAAGACCAACTTCGCCAAGTAGCTACTATTTCAGCTAATAATGATACTGAAGTAGGTGAATTAATTGCTACTGCAATGGAAAAAGTAGGACGTGATGGTGTAGTAACTATTGAAGAATCACGTACTGGAGAAACTTACCTTGAAACTGTAGAGGGTTTGCAATTTGATCGTGGTTACAAATCACCTTATTTTGTAACTGATAACAATACAATGAGTACAAATCTTAAAGATGCTGTTATTCTATTTTACAATGGTAGAATTACTACAGTAAAAGATTTGCTCCCACTTTTGGAAAACCTATCATCACAAGGTAAATCACTTTTGATTGTTGCTGAAGACATTGATGGTGAAGCACTTGCTACTCTTATTGTCAATAAAATGAGAGGTACGCTTAATGTTTGTGCTGTTAAAGCTCCTGACTTTGGTGAACGACGTACTTTACTTTTGAATGATATGGCTACACTTACGGGTGGTCAGGTTGTTGATAAAGATAAAGGTATGAAACTTGATAAATTTAACCTTGATTGGTTAGGTCAATGTCGTACAGTTACTGTTACTAAAGAATCTACTACTATTGTAGATGGTGCAGGGGATGAAGAAGCAATTGAACAGCTTTGTACTTCACTCCAATCACAAATTGAAAATTCAACTTCACCATTTGAAACTGAACAACTTCAAAAGCGTTTAGCTAAAATGACTGGAGGTGTAGCAGTAGTACACGTAGGTGGAAATACTGAAACTGAAATGCGTGAAAAGAAAGATCGTGTTGATGATGCACTTCAAGCTACTAAAGCAGCAATTGAAGAAGGTATTGTACCTGGTGGGGGTGTTGCTTTGCTCCGCTCAAGTTTAGGAGCAACATGCGAACCTAGTAATGATGACCAGCAATTGGGCTGTAACATTATGAGTCAAGCATTGCGTCGACCCTTCCAACAGATTCTTGAAAATGCTGGAGTAGAAAATGTCCACCAAATTGAGTTTAGTGCCACTACAAGTGAAAATCCAAACTCAGGTTATAATATCAAAACAGGTAGGTATGAAGATTTCCTTGAAGCAGGAATTATTGATCCTACTAAGGTTACAAGATGTGCTCTCGAAAATGCTGCTTCGATTGCAGGTACTATTTTGCTAACAGAATGTACTGTAGTAAACAAACCTGCAGATAAAGAAGAACCTCAATTAGGAGGTATGCCTGGAATGTTTTAAATTTAGATAATGTCTGAATTCGAAACAGTAGAGCAGAAACAACTTATTGCCAAGCGTGTCGCCCCAGGCGACCGTTGGCAATTAGTTGGTGAAAGTACAATTCATCCTACACTAACTGAAACATTAGAAGCATATTTTAAAAAAACACAGTTTAATGCTGCTTTTTATTTAGATCCTATTGGGAGTGCTTTGTATGCAGTTAAACGAACAGAAGTAGAAATTAAACCAGAACCAATCAAAACATTTGACTTTTATGGAGACGGCTATCAATAATTCACTTTGGGTTGAAAAATACAGGAGTCAAACCCTGGATAATTACATAGGAAATGAACATATTAAAAGTGTTATGGCTAAGTACATAGCTGAAAATGACATGAATAATATGATTTTTTACGGCACGGCTGGTGTTGGAAAAACTACATTAGCAAAATTACTTGTTAATAATCTTAATTGTGATTACCTCTACATTAATGCTTCGGATGAGAGGGGAATCGAAACTATTAGGGATAAAGTATCAGGATTTGCTAGTACTATGTCATTCAAACCACTTAAGGTAGTAATTTTAGATGAAGCCGACTTTCTTACAATTCAGGCACAGGCTTCACTTCGTAATGTTATTGAAACATTTTCTAAGAGTACACGATTTATTTTAACTTGCAACTACGTAGAACGTATTATTGATCCTCTTCAATCACGTTGTCAAGTACTTAAAATTGTACCTCCTAGTAAAGGTGAAGTAGCTAAGCATGTTTTTAAAGTATTATCTAAAGAAAATGTCCAACATAATACTGATGATTTAAAAACAATTGTAAATCAGTACTACCCAGACGTACGTAAAATGCTTAACGTATGTCAAATGAATTCTAGAGATGGTGAGTTAGAATTAGATAAATCTACACTTGTTGCTTCTAATTATATTGATAAAGTAATTGAATTATTGCCTAATAAAAAGTCATTTAAGCAAATTAGACAAGTAATTGCCGACTCTAATGTACAGGATTTTGAAGCATTATATAAAGCACTATATGAACGTATAGACGAGTATACATCACGACCCGCAGAAGCAATTATTATTATTGAAGAATACATGTATCATTCAAATTTCCGAATTGACAAAGAAATAAACATCTCAGCATGTATTGCTAAACTACTTGAAATCTCTGGAAAAGTTGTTATATAAAGACCTCATAGAATTTGGAGACAGAAAATTCTTATTGTATCGTACGGTAAGGGAAACAGAAAAAATAGATGCCAACATACTTAAAGAACATTGGCATTGTGACACAGTATTAAAAAGAGACAACTTATATTATTTTTGTAACGAAATTAAAGAAATAGATTATGCAGAAATCTGATATGCAACAAATGCAACAACCCCAAATTGATTTGGAAAAAACCACAATCATCCCTAATGAATCGGGAGGTGAAATTTTTAAACAAGGCTATGTACTTCGTAAAGTATCCCGTTTCATTACAGGAGGAAGTGAAGATGCAGTACTCCCTATCCCAGTATTTTATGATGGGGCAACAAATAAGATCTTAGGAGATACTTTGCCACCTGAGATTCGAGGTGATTATGACACTATTTGATTGGTTAAAAGAACTAACAGGTAAAAAACGAGATTGGGACTCCTTTTCCGATAAGGAGAAGGAGTCCTTTAATCCTTATATGGTTAATCGTTTTCTATCTATGCATCAACCCTTTATTGAGTTGGTAAATTATGTGCAAACAATTCCTTATACTGAAAAGAAAAAATATTATACAGTATATAAGGAATTACTCCCCAAACAAAATGTTTGGTTAAAATATATCAAATCAAAAATGAAACAACCTACAACTGAATTAGTAGACGCTTTATCTAAAATTTATGAATGTTCTAAACAGGAAGCAGCAATGGCTGTTGTTACTTTAGATAATGAAGATTTAGAAGATATTTTATATAAAGCAGGTTACCAACCTGATGATGTAGCCAAAATGTTTAAGTAATGGAAACTTTTTATGACATAGGATTAAATAAAACTGATAAAGTTTATCATCATAGGTATGATAGATTTTATCCTACTTTTTTAGAACCTTTAAGAAACCAAAAGTTTAATATGTTAGAAATAGGTATTGATCAATTAGGTTCTTTAGAATTATGGAAAGAATATTTCCCCAAAGCTTATATTTATGGAGCTGATATTGGGGTAGAATATAAAGACGAAAGAAGTAAAGTATTTAAGGTAGACCAAAGTAATGATCATGATCTTCAATTCCTTGTAGATAATATCCCACCATGTAAGTTTATTATTGATGATGGAAGTCATCATCCTTATCACCAATATTTAACTTTTATAAAATTATTCCCAAATCTTTTAGAAGAGGGGGGAGTTTATATTGTTGAAGATATTGAATGTAATTATTGGAGGCCTGATACTTCTCTTTATGGGTATAATATGGGTTATTTTAATTTTATAGATTGGGTAAAGGGTAAAATTAATTATGTTAATTCTGAATTTGCTAAAATTAAGAATGATTTAAATATATCTTCTATTACATTTGCTCAAAATTGTATTATTTTTACCAAAACTAAAGTTGAAGATATCCCAACACAAAATCGACAATATAGACTATGGACAGTATTGTAAAATCAGTTATTGAACAATTCACTACACGAGCAGAGTTTGGTGAAAAAAAGTATGGTGTTAATCTTGATAGAGAAGATTTAAAATTTCATGAATGGGTAACTCATATGAAAGAGGAGCTTATGGATGCTATACTTTATTTAGAAAAATTAGAAAAAATACATAATGAAAGACTTTAATCAGGCTTATGTATCTAGTGTTCTTTCACAATATTTTAAAAAAGATTTTTTAAAAAGGTGGGATCTTAAAGAATACACATCCCCCTTAGAACCTGCTGTATTTTTAGGGTTATATACTCCTGAAGATATTGCTTGTTTTAAAAATCATAAATCTTATAAAATTTTATATTTTGGTGGAGGTGATTGTATTTCTTCTCACTTAGAATTAGTAAAAAATACTCCTAATGTAGTGTGTATAGGGTATGGAGGGGACTGGTTATATAAAAAACTTGATGAGTATAATATTCCTTATACTTCTACTAGAATTGTACTAAAAGACTATAGTGAATTTAATCCTAGTCCTTTAGGAGAAAATATCTATGTTTATAAAGGAATACATGGAAATAGACCTGATTATTTTAAATGGAATGAGATTGTAGAACCTTTACAATACGTTTTTGGAAAAGACAGAATTATTTTTACAGAATTTACTCCCATAAACGACCTTATAAAAAACTATTATGAAGATTGTTTTATATATGTAAAACCCAACGAAAAAGGAGGGAGTACAGCTATGGTAGAATTAGGTTACATGGGAAGAAAAACTATAACACTAGGTCATTCAAACTTTTCTAACTGTTTAGAATATCAATCTTTAGATGATATAATAAATTTAATAGTTAAAGAATCTAATAAAATAGGTACAACTCAACCCCAAGTAGCTGAAAAATTGAATTCTATGTTTGACCATGAAGGGAAATGGTTAAATATAAACCACTATAATAATTGGAATGTCTAAAAAACCTCAAATACTTAAGGAAATACAAAATAAGGAATTACCTGAGGTAAATTACGCTTACCAAAAGACAATCTCTTACTCACAAATGTCAATGTATAGAAGTTGCCCCCACAAGTGGGCACTCCAATACAAAGAAGGACATTATGATGATTCTCCTTCAATCCATTTTACTTTTGGTACTTCAATGCACGAAGTAATCCAAGACTGGCTTACTGTATTGTACGAAGAGTCAGGTGCTAAAGCCGATTTAATCAACTTAGAAGAACAATTCCAAGAAAAATTTATCAATCTATACCAAGAATCATACAAAAAGAATAACAATACCCACTATTCATCACCAGAAGAATTAAGGGAATTTTTTGAAGATGGAGTAGCAATACTTGATTTTATTAAGAAAAAACGAAACCAGTATTTTAGCAAACGTGGTTGGCATCTTGCAGGTATCGAATTACCAATTGTGATGAACGTTGGTAGAAATTTGATGTACAAGGGTTTTATTGATTTAGTATTATACCATGAACCTACAAACAAATTTCATATTTACGATATAAAAACGTCTACTCGGGGATGGGGTGATAAAGCTAAAAAGGACGAAACTAAACAAATGCAGTTAGTTCTTTATAAAAAGTTTTTTAATGAGCAATATGGAATCCCACTTGAAAACATAGAAGTGGAATTTTTTATTGTACGCAGAAAAATTTGGGAAAATAGTGATTATCCAATCCATAGAGTACAATTACATAAACCTGCAGCAGGACGTAATAAACTTAGTAAAGCTAATAAAATATTAGACGAATTTATTAGTGAATGTTTTACTCCTAAGGGTAAGTACCAAGAAAAAGAACACCCTAAAGTAGTGTCAAGATTATGTGATTGGTGTCCCTTCAATGATAACGATAAATTATGTAATAAACACATATCTTCTTGATCTTGCGAATATTTATCTACAAATATACAATATTATGAGTAAAAAAGATTTAACATTAACAAGCGTAAAGATCCAAAGCGATCTATTCGAAGAATTCAAAGTAGCATGTGTTAGACATAAGTTTTCGTTTCAAAAACTTGCCGACCGAGCTATTCATTTGTATCTTACAGACGAGGACTTTAAACGACAAATCCACAACCACAACAATATAGAATTGTAAAAAATTAAATGAAAAAAGGTTATATTCCAAAAGATCAACGAAAGAAAATTTTGTTGATGTGCGATGATATTAGAACCCACTCCGGGATTGGAACCATTGCTAAAGAAATAGTAATACATACAGCACACCACTTTAATTATGTAAATGTAGGCGCTGCTATTCAACATCCCGAAGCTGGAAAGCGACTAGATTTAAGTGAAAGCACAAACCAAGAAGCAGGAATTGACGATGCTTCAGTAGTTATCTATCCTTCTAATGGTTATGGATCCCCCGATTTAGTACGTCAAATGATTGCAACTGAAAAACCGGACGCAATTTTTATTATAACTGATCCTAGATATTGGACTTGGTTATTTCAAATGGAAGCTGAAATTCGTAAAAAAATCCCTATTGTTTATTTAAATATTTGGGATGATTATCCTGCTCCTCGTTACAACGAAGCATTCTATGAATCATGTGACTTGTTAATGGGTATTTCTAAACAAACCGTTAATATTAACAAAATTGTATTAGGTAAAAAAGCAAAGGATCGTATTATTGAATATGTTCCTCATGGTTTAAATCACAATAAATTTTTACCTTTAGAAAAAGATAATCCTGAATTAGTAAAGTTTAAAAAGAACTTATTTAAGGATAAAGAATATGATTTTGTAGCTTTTTATAATTCTAGAAATATTAGACGTAAACAAGTCCCTGATACTATTTGGGCGTTTACTCAATTTGTAGATAAATTACCTCTAGAAAAAGCCAAAAAATGTGCTTTAGTTCTCCATACTCAAGCTGTTGACCCTAATGGTACTGATTTACCAGCGGTAATTGATATGCTTTGTGGGGATAATGAAAGATATAACGTTATCCTACATGAAGATAAATTGGATGTAGAACAAATGAACCTACTTTATAATAGTACAGATGTTCAAATCCAATTAACTTCTAACGAGGGTTGGGGGTTAAGTTTAACTGAAGCTATGTTAGCAGGAAATCCAATTATCGCTAATGTTACAGGTGGTATGCAAGACCAAATGCGTTTTGAAACCAAAAAGGGTACTTGGATTGAATTTGATGAATTATTCCCCTCAAATCATAGAGGTACTTTTAGAAAATGTGGACCTTGGGCATTTCCAGTATTTCCAACAAGCATTTCAATTGTGGGTTCACCCCCAACTCCTTATATTTTTGATGATAGATGTGAAGCTAGTGATGCTGCTAATCAACTTTTAGAAGTTTATAACTTAGACCCTAAAGTTAGAAAATCATTTGGGTTAATGGGAAGAACATGGGCTATAGGAAATGAAGCAGGATTTACAGCTGAACGTCAAGGTGAAAGAGTTATAGAAAATATAGAAAAACTATTTGAAACTTGGAAACCACGAGTTAAATATGAGTTGGTTAAATCAACTCCACTTAAGAAAAAAGTTACACAACACAATTTAGCATATTAATGAAACCGATGTTTATAGTAAGCTGTCCGATTGACACGTACAGCGGTTATGGGGCAAGAGCTAGAGACTTTGTAAAAGCTCTTATTGAATTAGATGAATACGATGTAAAAATTTTACCCCAAAGATGGGGTCAAACACCTTGGGGTTTTATCGAAGACCATTCTGAGTGGCACTTTTTACAACCTCACCTTTTACCTATAGGAAATCAATTACCTAAGCAACCTGAAATCTGGTGCCAGATAACTGTACCAAACGAGTTCCAACCTGTAGGGAAATTTAACATTGGATTAACAGCCGGCATTGAAACTACAGGATGTCACCCTACATGGATAGAGGGGTGTAATAGAATGGATTTAATATTAACTTCATCTACCCATAGTAAAAAAATATTTGAAACTATTAAGTTTGAACAAAGAAATCAACAAACTAATCAAGTAGTAGGAGAATATGGACTACAAAAACCTATTGAAGTGTTAATTGAAGGTGCTAATCTAGATACTTATCAACCTAAAAAATCAACCTTTGATTTAAGCCAAATTGAAGAAGATTTTGCTTACTTATTTGTAGGACATTGGATGCAAGGAAACATAGGCCACGATAGAAAAAATGTAGGTTTACTTGTAAGATTATTTTTTGAAGCATTTAAAAATAAAAAGAAAACACCCGCTTTAATCCTAAAAACCTCTACAGTAGGAACTTCTTATATGGATAGAAATGAGATTCTTAAACGAATTGACATAATTAGAAATTCTGTAGAAGATGCTAGAACTTTACCTAATATTTATTTACTTCAAGGTGAGTTTACTGATGAAGAAATGAATGAAATTTATACTCATAATAAAGTTAAAGCTATGATTAATTTAACTAAAGGTGAAGGATTTGGTCGTCCACTTTTAGAATTTAGTTTAACTAAAAAACCAATTATTACTACAAATTGGAGTGGTCACACTGATTTTCTTAATAAAGAATTCACTACCTTACTCCCAGGTGAAATTCATCAATTAGATGACAGTTCAGTAGTAAAAGATGTATTAATGAAAGAATTTCAATGGTTTGGAGTAGACCATACAGCATCAATTATGGCTATAAGAGATGTATTTACTAATTATAAAAATTATAAAGAAAAAGCAACTCGCCAAGCATATAAAAGCCGAACAGAATTTAGTTTTGAAAAAATGGTAGATCAACTAAAGGAATACCTTATCCAATATGTGCCCGAATTTCCTAAAGAAGTTAAGTTAGAACTCCCTAAATTAAATTTACCTAAACTTAAAAAAATAGAAAATGCAGAAGGATAATTTAGGAATATGCCCCCGCTGTGGGAGTGACGCTTGTTACGAAAACAATTTAGGAGCAGACTATAAAGTTTACCAGTGTTATGGATGTGGTTTTACTACTAATACTTTAATGACTGAAGATAGTGAATTTTTAGAAGAACAATTAGAAGTACTCCCTGAACTTTACAAAGATTTAGTTTATGTTGATGAAAGTGGATTAAATTGGATTCCTTCTACAATTAATATTGAAAACAAAGGAATGATTTTTATTCAAGGTAAATCTACTGAAGATTGGAATTGGGTAGCTTGCCCCGCTAAAGAACTTACTGAAGAAGAAAAATCAAATTTTCCTGAAGATGCTACTTACAAAATGGATATGAAAAACGCTTCTTATTTTAAAGAGCGTGATTTTATAGAAGCTATGGATTATATTGGCATGTTTGAAGTAAATGAATAATGACAATAAGCTACGCTATACCAGTATGTAATGAATGGTTAGAGTTAGAATCCCTCTTAAATAGTTTATTTAAACGTAAACGTGAACAAGATGAAATTGTAGTACAATGTGATAAAGGAAATACTACTCCTAGTGTGTATCAAGTATTACAAACATTTGATTCTTATTCTAATTTTAAGGTAGTGGAATTCCCATTAAATGGGGATTTCGCTACTTTTAAAAATAATCTTAAAAAACATTGTTCTGGGGATTATATTTTTCAAGTTGATGCTGATGAACAATTAGGGGAGATGTTAACTGATAACGTTCCTAATATAATAGAATCAAATCCTCACAATGAAGTCTATTTAGTTCCTAGAGTTAATACTGTAAAGGGATTAACCCAAGAACACATTCAAAAATGGGGGTGGAATGTAAATGAAAAAGGATGGGTTAATTGGCCCGATTATCAATGGCGCATATTAAAAAATATCCCTGAAATTAAATGGGTGAATAAAGTTCATGAACGTTTAGAAGGATTTAAAACCTATGCTCCATTCCCAGAAATGGAAGATTTAGCTTTAAAACATCCTAAAGATATTAAGCGTCAAGAAAAACAAAACGAATTTTATAATAAACTATGAATAAACTTTTAATCTATATAGTATCATATGAAAGAAAATCATACACTCAGGGTACTGTAGAATTAATACATAAATTAAAACCTGAAAATTCCCAAATTATAGTTTGTGATAATGGTTCTACTGACGGTACTAGAGAGTGGTTAGAAGAAAACCAAGATAAATATGAATTAGGGCTTATATTTCCTGATAAAAATTTAAGAGTGGGAGGAGCTTGGACTTTACTTACTAATTATTTTAAAGAAGATGCTTTTGATTATATTCTTCTTTTAGATAATGATGGGTGGATCCTTCCTAAAGAAGAAAATTGGTATGAACAATGTTTAGAATTGTTTAATTCTGACCCAAAGATAGGATCTTTAGGTCTTCAACAAGAAAGAAACCCTGGTTATTTTTCAATGGGGAAAACTTTTGATCCTAACTTTAACAATAAATTTACTTTTAATAACTTTGAAGCATATGATACTGTATTTTATGCTGCTTTTAGATTAGATAAATTTCCTTTATGGTATAATACTATGAAAAATTGGCCCCATCAGTTCATAGGAGATAAAATAGGAAGACACTATAATTCTTTAGGATATAGAACTCTTAAGATAACACCAGGATTTATAGTAGATGTATCTGAATATAATTTTGATAATGAAGAACATAAAAAATATAATATAGATTTTTATAAAAAAGAACGAACAGAAGAAGGATTTCAAAGACGTTTAAATGCTCATTCTACTTCTACAAAAGAAAAAAACTATATTGAATCTCACTTTGGTAAAAAATATTTAAATTTTTTATAAATGGCAAACGGTGTATATAAAATAACAGATGAATTTGAACATCAATTAGCAGATTATACAGGAGCTAAGTATGTTGTAACTGTAGATAATATGTCTAATGCTTTGTTTTTATCGTTATATTACGAAAATCATGTTAAAAAAAGCATTAATGGTAAAGTAAGCATACCATGTAGGACCTACCCATCCGTTCCCTGTGAAATCATCCACGCAGGACTTAAAGTAGAGTTTGAACCTGTTAAAGGTAAAACTATAAAGGGTATGTATCAATTAAAAGGTAGTAATGTATGGGATTCAGCACTTACTTTTACAGCAGACATGTATAAAAAGGGTCAACATGTATGCATTTCATTTACAGGACCATATAAACATTTTAAATTGAGTAAAGGTGGTGCTATTTTAACTGACAGCTTAGAAGCTTATCATTGGTTTAAAAGAGCAAGATATAGTGGAAGACGAGAATGCTCATACCATGATGATAATTTAGACATGCTAGGTTGGAATTTTTATATGATGCCTGAGTTAGCAGCAAGAGGTTCACTATTAATGGGGCAATTTTATAATTTAGACGGAACAAAAAAACATAATCAAGATTTGGAGCTTCCATATCCAGACCTAAGTCAGTTTAAAGTTTACCAACAATGAAAATATTTTGTATAGGTTATAATAAAACTGGAACAACTTCATTATCTTGTATAATGTCTAACAATAATATATCTGTTGCACCACAGCAACCATTTGAATATAACTTAGAATCATATTTTTATGAAAATTATAATACTTTTACAAACATGATAAAATATGATTATTATAATATTACATTTTTTCAAGATGTGCCATTTTCACTACCATATTTCTATAAATTTTTAGATAAAGAATTCCCTAATAGTAAATTTATTCTAACAGTTAGAGACGATGAAAATGAATGGTATGACTCATTAATTAGGTTCTATAAAAAAATTTTTATAAATTTTCACAATCCACACAAAATTGATTCATATGTTTATAAAGGTATTTTATTTAAAATATTAACTAAAACGTGGGAGGCACCCAAATATGACCCATATAATGAAAAAATACTTAAGGAGTCTTATTTAAAACATAATCAAGACGTTGAAAATTATTTTAAAAATACTAATAAACTACTTAAGATTAACTTAAAAGATGAAGATTTAATAGAAAAAATAGAAAATTTTTTAGATTATAAATTCAAAAATAAAGATATACCTCATTTAAATAAATCAATATGAAAAAAGCTTTATTAGGTTATGGAGGACATGCCAGAGAAGTACTTTTTCAAATAGGTGAAAATTTACCCTGTTTTGTTGATGATAGTTTAGTATGTGCAAACACTTTACCCTTATCACAATTTGATCCTAACCAATATAAATTATTAGTTGCTATAGGTGATAGTAAAATTAGAAAAAAATTAGTAAATAAGTTGCCTCCATCTACACAGTTTTTTACATTTATCCACCCTACTGTTATTTTAAGTAGATTTTCAAATATCACAATAGGAGAAGGAAGTTTTATAGGAGCAAATTCAATTATTACTACAAATATAAAATTAGGAAAACATACTTTATTAAATAGAGGAAACCATATAGGACATGATTCAACCATAGGAAATTATTTTAGTGCTATGCCAGGAGCTATAGTATCAGGAAATGTTAATATAGGAAATAATGTTTATATGGGAACTAATTCTACAATTAAAGAAAAAATTACTATATGTGATAATGTAACTATTGGCCTTAATAGTGGTGTTGTAAAAGACATAAATAAACCTGGGGTTTATGTAGGTACCCCTGCAAATAAGATAAAATGAAAATCCATATATTTTACAGACATTTTAATATAGAAGGTAATGATTTTAAAGGAAGACCTAAATGGTTTAACTTTGAAAAATGTTTTCTAAATCTACTTTCTACTATTAAAGATAAAAATGTAGATCTCCATGTAGTAATGGATGGAGATGTTTATAGTAATTTTATAGACAAGTATAAAGAACATTATACTTTACACTCTATTAAAGCAGGTAATGACCAATCTTCATTTTTTCAAACTTGGGATATTGTAAAAAATCTTAATATACCTAATACTGATTTAATTTATTTTCTAGAAAATGATTACCTTCATGTTGATGATTGGGTTGAAATTGTAACAAATTTATTTGAGACCTATCAAGGATTACATTATGTATCCCTTTATGACCATAATGATAAGTATTTTTTACCTATGTATGAAAATTTAACCTCTAAAATATTTACTACAAGTAAGCATCATTGGAGAACAACTCCTAGCACTTGTGGTAGTTTTATAATCTCAAAAGATATATTTGAAGAAGATTTTATTGACCACACTACAATAGTAGGAGACCACAACAAATTTTTACAATTAACCCAAACTAAAAATAGATTTGTTTTAACTCCCATACCTGGTTTATCTACTCACTGTATGGAAGGATTACTCTCTCCTACTATTAACTGGCAACAAATAAATTCATGATATCAGTAATTATACCTACTTATAAATCTCCTGAATATTTAGATTTATGTCTTGAATCTGCTCTTAAGGGACAGAAAAATAATAACGAAATTATAGTTGTAACAGATGGTTACTATGATTTAAATAAATCCATACTAGACAAATACCCAGAAGTAAATGTACTTGATTTAGGTAATAACCAAGGATTATCTGTAGCTACTAATTGGGGAGTTTACAACTCATCAAATAATTATATTTTAGTAGTAAATGATGATAATGTTTTTCCTCAAAATTGGGATGTTGAATTAGAAAAACACCTAAATAAAGGTAAAGTAATTACTCCAAACCAAATTGAACCTAAACCTTCTATGTTTAAACAATTCCATATTAAGGATTTAGGTAAAAATGTAGAGGAATTTGACTTAAATAAATTCTGGGAGTATGAACAGACTCTAACTCAAACCCCAGATAAAACAGGTTCAACTTTACCTTTTGCTATGTATAAACCTGATTACTTAGCAGTTGGAGGTTGGGATATTATGTACCCTTCTCCCCATGTGGTAGATTGGGACTTTTTCCTTAAATGTGAATATGCTGGGTATGAAATGATACGTGTATATAAACATTTTTACCATTTTGCAGGAGTATCTACACGTAAAACTCCAGAACAAAATGCTGAATCTAACCATAAAGAACAATTGGCTCACCAATTTTTTACTAATAAGTGGGGGCAATTAGCTAAACATAACCCCATTAATAACTCGAAGTTACTAGATTTTTAAATATTTATAACCATGGGTAGGAAGAAAAAAGAGCGAGAAATTCTTTCATTAGAAATACTTTATGATCATAAGGAAGAACTTAATGAATTAGTTGAAAGTGAAGATTTCCATCAATTGTTGTTAGATGAATCTATAAAAGTAATAGAGGAATCTTTAAAAATAAAAGATAACGAAGTTAAACTATTCTCAATTACTAATTTAGATTGTTTTCTCTTATTAAAAAAATCTAATTTTCCTAAAGTTATAGATAAAACTATAAAGTTTTATGAAGCTAAAGAAGATTATGATAAGTGTGCTGAGTTAATTAAGTTAAAAGGAAAGGTTAATGAAACAAAGAAAGGAACTAAAAGAGGTAATTGAGAAAATTCTAGGTTCTTCCCTTGAAATGAGTGTTATCCATGATACTGAAGAGGATAAACTAAAATCAGAATTTCTTGCTACTATAGATTTATTTGAAAAAGTTTGGAAACGCCAAAACCATCTAGAAGATGAAATGGGGCTTGACTTTTCAACCTACGATGATGATTTTTTTAAAGTAATTGAAGGTATAATACACTTTAGTTTCGCCCCTGCTGCTTCAGAAGCTATTTTATTTTACATCTATTCTAGATATGATGAAGAAGATAAACTTATACCTTTTGTTGATGTAGATGGTGAGGAACATTTAATGGCTAATTCGGAGGATTTGTGGGAATACTTGTTGTATCTCACAGACCAAATGATGTTAAATAACTGATATGCCTAAAGCAAAACCACTATCAGCTGAACAAATTAGAGCAGCAGTTAATAAAACTAAATCAAACCGCGCTGCGGCAAGATACTTAGGTGTTTCTTATATTCACTATAAGAAATGGGCTAAAAACTATGATGCCACTGAAGAAGGTTATGAAAATATCTTTGAGCAACATAAAAACCAATCAGGCAAAGGTATCCCCAAGTTCTTAAATGGAGGTAAAAAAACACCTGCAATAGTAGATATAATTGAGGGTAGAATCGATCCTTCCCACTTTGATGCTGCTAAAATTAAGGATAAATTAATAGCTGAAGGGTATTTAGATGAATGCTGTAGCAACTGTAAATTTAGTGAAAGAAGAGTGCTAGATTATAAAGTTCCTTTAATTATGAACTTTAAAGATGGAGAAAAAAAGAATTATAAATTAGATAACGTAGAACTCCTTTGTTATAATTGTTATTTTCTGCAAGTTGGAAATATATTTAGTGATAGACAAATCCAAGGAATGGAAGAACATAAAACCGTGTATGAAAGTAAAGTAGATTGGAAAATTGATGACTACCACTTACAACGTCTAAAAGAACTTGGATTAGAAGACGACAACGAATTAGATTTAATTTCTAGAATATGAAAACACTAAACTGGTCAGGATACAGATGGATTACCCAGGAAAGATGGGGTGAAATACATAAAGACAAATCTTGGTGTTGGTATGATGAAGAAAGAGTAAAGGTTGATGATAAAAAATACTTACATTTAGAAACATTTAAAAATCCTAAGGACTTTACACTTGACAATAAATCCATCACTTCTAATTATGGAGTAGGTTTAGTGTCAAGTGTAAGAGATTTTGGGTATGGATATTTTGAGATTGAAGCTAAACTCCCAACAGGTAAAAAACTTTGGCCTGCATTTTGGATGTGGAGTAGTCCTTGGCCCCCCGAAATTGATGTATTTGAAGGTTATACCGATAACCGAACAGGATATTTAAAATTCAACAGATTTAACCCATTAGGGTGGTGGAATATCCCTTCTAATATTTGGACTCACACTAACTCTTCTAATAATAAAGCAGTTAATTTAAAACCTAGAACTGGGTTTTGTGGGTTTGATAATCCTGCTAAAAAATTTCTTAAATACTCATGTTTATGGACTGAAGATATTATAGAAATAAAACATAATGGTTATGTTGTTAGACAAATAACTAATCCTGAACAACTTAAGTACTTTAAGGGTAAGAAAATGAATGTGATTATTAATAATCATTTCCAACCTAATCCTCCTAAAGGAGATAATTATAGTGATTTTGTTGTTAAATACTTTAAATATGAAAAAGCGTAAACATCAAAAGTTAGTAGATGATTATCAAACTCAAAAAAATAAACATCTTGAAAAACTTGCCACAAAAACCTTGGAGAACGATGAAAAGATGCGTAAATTTAAGGAAAAGAACATAAACGATAAATTTCTAGACTTATTTTGAGGTGGTTTACGTAAAGAAAATACAAGTAAATAGCTATGATGAATGGCTCAAAATGGCTTTAACCCAAAAATTCACTATTTCACAAACAATAGTAGAAACAATATTAGATAATATAGATACTAAAAGAAATAAACTACCAATATTTGAAGTAGAAGTAGAAAGCAAAGGTGATATCTATACACTCTCAGTTGAAACAGACCAATTTATTAAAACATTAGAAACAAACCTCATTCATTATGAAAATGAAGAGGCATATGAAGGTTGTCAAAAAATTATTGAAGCTATAAATTATTTAAAATCAAAGAATGGCAAGAAAAATTAATGCCTTTGAATTTGCCCAAGGTAACAATTCAGTGAAACGACCTGGAGTTCACTCTAAAACAAAATCCAGTAAAAACAAAAATTCACGTAATTATAAAAAAGCCTATAAAGGACAAGGACGATGAGCAAGAATAGTATGCAACAACGCTATCAGCAGTTTAAGGAATGGGATCGTTTTATGGAAAACGAATACCCTAAGTATAAGGAGCGTAAGAAAAAACGCCGTAAACGACCTACTGAAATTCCATTTGTTGATGACGAAGATTTAGATTTTTCACAATATGGAATTTGATCAAGAGCCTATAAGTGTTGAGGAAGCTATAAACACCTTACCTGAAAAGGATTTGGTGTTTATAGCAACCTACAACCCTGTAGCATTTAAACAAATGTGTTTAATGTTATCTCTTGAACAACAACTTAATCGTGAAGGTAAATCTTTTCACAAACCTGTCGTATTAGAAGCGGGGGAAAACGAAAATTGGTTCGTATATTTACGACGAAAGTTACAGGAATGGCTATTTTCAAAATTACTAAAGATGGCGTTACCCAAACCGTAAGCCAAGAATCATCTCAATTTACTATCATTCCTGATGGTAAAACGAAATTTTATTCAATTCAAAGAGTTATGTATGAACATGAGCATTGGATGCCACCGGCATTAGTTAACATTGGAGATAAAAAATATATTATCCCTACATGGAAAGAAGTCCATGCTGATACTACTCTTGAAGATGTTTTCCACATCAAACCAGAAGTAAAAAAACCAGTTAAGGAAGAAAAAACATTTGCTTCAAAGAGCGATCCAACAATTACCTATAAAGCAACTCGCACTACCTACCCTTCAGGTGAAGTAAAAATGTACTGCAATTGCCCAGGTAAGTGGAGAGCAAAAGATGGAATGTGTAAGCATTTAAAATCCTTTGCATAAAGGTGTGGGATTTTGAAAATTCGTTCGTATATTTAATCAAAAGAAAGAAATGATGACTGAAGAACAATTTAACGAAATGTATGAAGATCGTTTTGCTATGGTTGGTGATTTAGTAGATACTTCGTATATTCAATAAAAGATATAATATGGCCGGATGGAGAAATTGGTATACTCGACAGTCTTAAACACTGTTTCCCAAACACGGGAGTGCGGGTTCGAGTCCCGCTCCGGCTACTAAAACATGCCCCTGTAGCTTAACTGGATAAAGCAACGCACTTCTAATGCGTAGAGTTTGAGTTCGAGTCTCAACGGGGGTACTTTTTGTTCTTTGACATGCACTTGTAGCTCAGTTGGTTAGAGCGTTGAACTCATAATTCAGGGGTCCTTGGTTCGAGTCCAAGCAGGTGCACTTAATATTGTCTGGTATCGGCTCTGCCTTATACGCAGTTGAAACCGTAATTGGTTACATGTGGGTTCAATCCCCACCCAGACGACACCTGTTGTGTGAGTTGGTTTGGTAGCAGCACAACACCTGGTCGGAGGCTAACCACTCACGGGCCTAGGAAATCTACTTAAGTGTAGCGTCTTTAGACTATTTTGTACGAAACAAAATATCCAGTTGGTAGTCTGACACTACAAGTACCCCTTCGGGGGTGCGGATCTGATCTCTTAGCTCAGCTGGTTAGAGCATCTCACTTTTAATGAGAAAGTCGTCGGTTCGAATCCGACAGGGATCACTTTTAATGATGTGTTTTTGGTAAAAGTCATATATTTATGACCATGAAACAATGTCAACGCTGTAAACAAGAAAAACCATTAAATGCCTTTAATAACAATAAAAGAGAAAAAGATGGTAAACAAAGAGCATGTCGTGAGTGTACTAAAAAAGAACATCGAAAGTGGTATAATGAAAATCGAGAAACTCAATTAATTAAAAATGAGGAACTTCGAATAAAAAAAATAGAAAAATACATAGAATTTAAAAAACAACATAAATGTGTTAAATGTGGTGACAACAGACATTACGTTCTAGATTGGCACCACAGAGACCCCTCAACCAAATTAGCTACTGTATCTGATTTAATTGGTAAATCTAATAAAAGATTGTATGAGGAAATAGCTAAATGTGATCCAATATGTCGTAACTGTCATGCTGAATTACATTGGTTAGAAAAACAAAATAGCTGAAGACTGCGCACTCTCCCTTAGCTCAGTTGGTTAGAGCATCTGACTGTTAATCAGAGGGTCCTTGGTTCGAGCCCAAGAGGGAGAGCTATATTTATTATAAGTAAACTGTTAGAATGAAATGCAAGGAAATCAATATATGCCCGACAGGGCATTTCAAGACAATCCCTACTTAACCAACTACGGAAACGTAATGCCTCCTGGTGGTGGAAATGGAGGTGGAGGTGGAGGAGGAGGAGAGGACTGTACTCCCTGTTATGACCCTAATCCTCCAGGATGGTGTAACAATCCAAACAATGCCTGTTATAATTGTTGTAACAACATTCCTATTGACTTTGGCCCAGTAGGCTTGATTTTGTCAATGGCGTTTGGTATATTATTATTAAAATTAAAACAAAATGAAAAAATTAATCGCGTTTAGTTTATGTGCTCTATTTTTATCATCATGTACTATGCATCGTGAAGCTAAAGCACGACGAGTAAATGCTCGTCATTCAGCTCCTGGAAAAGGCAGTACTTATTGCCCCCAAACTTATGGATACAATGATCATTGGAAACAATCTCGTAAAAATAATTAATTAAAATGAAAAAGTTATTTTTAACACTAGTAATAGTAGGTCTAATTTCATGTCAGCAAAGTAAAAATAAAGTCCAAATTATGGGCTTACCACAAGATGCAAATGATTTACCATTTGAGATTGACTCAATTACAAATGTAAGTCAATTATTAGATTCACTTGAAGCAGTATCCCCTAAAAATTTGTAATGACTTCTTGTATTATTATTACTTCTCATCTAAACGATTCTGGTAAAGAACAAGTTGCTTTAGATTTATTAGATTTTCTTAAAGATAAAAATTTACCTATTATTTTTGTAGGTAATTATAAAATACCCGAATTAATACAAGAAAAATCAGATTGGGTTCTTTATACAAAAGAAAATCCTAAAATAAATAGGATGATGCATATTTGGACTCAACTTCCTTTTGATTCTAAATTTAAGACTAATGTTGTACTTTTTGATTATGGTTATGCCCATTTATTACAAGCTTATAGAGGATTTAAACTCGCTGAAAGCTTAGGATATGATAATGCTATTCACATAAATTATGATATAGAATTTTCTAATGATTCTTTTCAAGTTATCTTAGATAAGCTTAAATCTAACCCTAATTTAGTTTTAGAATGGGGAAATAACTATAAAATAGATGGTTATGCTACTAATTTTTATTGCTTTAACGTTAAAGATTTTATATCTATGGCAGATAAAGATCTCCACTTTTATAAAAGCAACAACCCTCCAGGAATCAGAGAAGGATGGTATTGCGAGCCTTTTTTTTCATGGATGGTAGATAAAAGTGGTATAGAATTTAATAGAATTAAGCTTAATGTTAAAGGTAAAATTGCATCTATAGAATCCAGTATAGAGGATAAAGCATGTAGATTTTATGAATGGAAAGAAAAAGATCTTTTACTTTTATGGTTTGAATATGACACTCCTCCACCACTAGAAGATCTTATTTTTACTTATAAGGATAATACTATTAATGCATCACCAACATCTCATCCTCAATATTTTACTTTGCCTTTAAGTAAAGGGGAATACTATGACAAAAAAGGAAATCTTGTTGTTGACATAAATGAAGATCATGTATCTCAATTTAAAGTCATCCCTATGTGATATTTATCACCAAAAACATAAATGAATCCTATACAGTTTAATCCAACCAAACCAAATCGCCCCTCAGTTTCTAATGGAAACTTCCATATAGGAACAGTTGGAGATTATGGACCTAGCAATGTTTCAGGTTTTTATACAGGCTTAACTCCTCCTAGTGGACAGTATGTAGTATATTCAGGAGATGCTCCTACAACTACTACTGTTAGAGCTTTCCCAAATAAAACTGAATTAATAACTTATCTAAAAATTAAAGGTTTTGTAGCAAGAAAAAAAGAAAAGGAATTTGCTCAACTACTCCAAACTGCCAGTTTTACAAATAATGTTTGTGTAGTTAATAAAGATATTGAACCTTTTTATATCAATAATAGATTAAAATTCCATTTTGATGCAGGATTTACTCCCTGCTTTGCTAGTAGTAGTGAACACATATATACTCTAAATGATAGCATCTCAGGGGAGTTATTTCCTGCCTTATCTTCGGGTAGTAGGTATTCAGAAGATAATGGAGGTTATATAGACTTTGAAAGTAGTAGGAATGAATATATAGACACAGATTTTACAGTTCCCGCTGCATTTAGAAGCCCATTTAGCCTTAATTTTTGGGTTTACCTTAGTGGTAGTCAGGCGGATAATACTAGAATATTTAGTAAAGCACCCGGTTCAGGAAACGATGAGTTTGAAGTAGGCATATCTGGTAATACGGTATTTGTAACAGTTGCGGGTAATATCACAAAATTTGACCAAATAGGTGACCCAACTCTTAATTTAAACGACTGGAACCTTATTAGTATAGCCTGTAGTAGTAACACAGATGCTCTTAGTATAAATGGGAGTAACTTTTCTTCTAGAATCCGAGGATCTAATATAACAAGTATTACCTCAACCCGCTCTGTTATTCTAGGAAGTTTTGGAGGCGCTACTAATTTTTTTAATGGGGGGATAAGTATTATGTCTATGTACGTAGATAATTCAATAACCAAAGCTTCTAATCTATTGCAATATTATAATGCTTATGCAAGCAGATTTGGCAAATCACCAATCGAACCAAAATAAAACCTAAAAGTTTTCACACTTTTTCAGCGAAGATTTTTGGAATCTCGATTTTTTCATCGTATATTTACATCATGAAAAAAGTTACAATCGACAGCGTTTACGCTCAAGCACGTGAAGTGCTCAAACAAGGTCGTGTTGATGAAGCACGTGACCTAGCCGATTACGGAATCGTAATGGCTGCTGAAGCTCAAGAAGAGGGTTTGGGTATGGATGATGAACTCGAAGGAGTTCGAATCGGGCTTTGGCTCGAACGATTTTGGTATTTTTTAGAAAACAATAATTTGATGTTAGCATGAACGAAGCAATGATTGAAGTAATTAAGGCCAATATGGAGAATATTAAAATGGCTCTCCATAATTTAAAGCAGTACAATGCTGGGGGTTTGGATCCTGATGTAGCAGACGAACTCAACCAAATTGATTTCGCTACTGAAGAAATTGAACGAGAACTTAATGCGTTGTAATACTGATATTGATCTAGAAATCGAAGCAGAACGCAAACACCCATTTTACGTTTTAGACGAATTTGCTAGAGTGTTTGCTGGATTAAGAGGAGGATACCCACATTTTAGTGAAAACATAGATGAAGCAAAACCAATTTACAACAATGCCCAGTTCCGAAACATCAAATACGGACATACCTACAAAATCGAACGAGTTGAAGTACAAGATCTATTGTGATATGGATGGAGTGCTTGTTGACTTTGACAAGCAGTTTACTGAAAGTATCTCACCTTGGAAACCAAAACAATTCATTGATAAAAATGGATTGGATGAGTTCTGGAAGGAAATTGACGAACGAGGAGTAGGATTTTGGGTAGGAATGAAGTGGATGGAAGATGGTAAGGAATTATTCGAACACATTACTTCCAACTATGAAGTTGAATTACTTTCCTCACCTTCACGTAGTGAAACATCACGTTTAGGAAAACGTTTGTGGGTTCGTAATCACAAACTAGGAGTTAAATTGAATTTAGAGTATTCTAAAAACAAACAAAAATTTGCTGCTCCAAACCATATTTTAATTGATGATCGAAAAGATATCATTAAAAGGTGGGAAGAGGCAGGAGGAATTGGTATCTTACATACATCAACAAAAAACACAATTGAATGTCTGAGAAAAAAGGGCATACTGTAAAGCTCAAATTTGATTTTCCCGAACACTTATGCTGTGAAGTATATGTTCCTAATCTAGAAGATTGGTTTAGAACAACAGCAAATGAATTTAGAAGTTGGGTAGGCAAACGAAGAATATTAAAATTTGAAGGTAAACTTGGAAGCGAAGAAAGAACTTCGTATTATGAAGAATACAATGGACCTACGTATCTATTTGGTACCAACAAGAAAATTAATACAACAAAATATCAACAAAATAAAGTAGCATTTGTAAACAATAATGATCCACGTGAATTTAAACGACGACCTTATGAACAAATCTAAAAAAACACAAGCTCAAATTGAGCGTGAAATGCGAGAAGAATTGCGTAAGCAAGGCATTGATGTAGATTTCCAAGATAATTTTGGAGATGTATATGGTAGTGATGATGATTGTATGATTACCTACAAAGACAGTTATGATGAGTACGGTGATGATGAGTACTAAAACATTTAAGTGCCCCCCTGGACAAGAGGGATTAACCAAAAATTTCCAAAAAGAAATTTATTCTGAGAATGAATATAATAGATTTGATGTTCAAATTGAGGAAGGAGATATAGTATTAGATTGTGGGGCTAATGTAGGTATTTTTACACAATATGCTTTTGATATGGGAGCTTCCCAAGTATTAGCGTATGAATGTGATACCCTCTACTACAATTATTATACAAAAAATATTTTAGATGATAGAGCTAAACTTACATTAGGAACTGTAGGTGGGGGTGAAAATGATGTTGATTTAGCTAAAATATTAAACCAACACCAAATAGAAAAAATTAATTTTGTTAAAGTTGATATTGAAGGAGCAGAATGGGAGCTATTTGATAAAATTAAGGTAGAGGATATAAAAAAAGTAGATAAATGGGCAATAGAATTTCATACTCAATATTTCAATTCAAACGTAAATTGTGAACAAAAAGCTGATTATTTGTGGAGTTTTTTAAAAATACTTGAAAAATTTAACGTAAATGGCTTTAATACTAAGTATGAACACATCCATAAGGGATGGGATGTTGTTCATTTATACGCTAAAAAAACAAGCTTTTAACAACACACCCCTCCCCTTTAATCCATATATACGAACCAACAATGATTTTAAATTACACTATCTACTACTTATTATGTGGTCTACTAATAGGACTGTGGATCGAATCAATGACAAGATACGGAGGAGACAATGTTGACTCTAAAGAGCGAGCCGCACTAATTATTTTGTGGCCTGTAATGCTGTTAATTTTTGTGTATCACTTCTTTAAAGAACTTTTAAAATGATTAAAATGTTTTTAGCAGTAGTATGTGCTTTAGGAGCCGTACTTTACATGATCCAGCTGGTTGAATTCTGGGAAGAAAAACAGAAGAAAAAAATGGATAGGTTTAAGAAATGAATATTATAGAGAAACATAGAACCTTATTTTGTTCACCTCCCAGGCAAGCTACTAGAGCCATTGGGGCGTTTTTAACACGTAATTATGGGTTAGTAGGAAGTAAGGGGAAAAATAGTTTAGAGCATACTACCCATATTCCTGAAGGGAAGGAAGGATATGATATAATAATGACTGTAAGGAATCCTTATTTTAGGTACCTAAGTACTTGGAGTTGGCAGAATAATTTATATGAAAATAAAAGGGTAGAAAAGCCTACTTCTCAAGTTGTATTAAAGAGTTTGTTTTATCTTTCTAATTGGGGGGATTTACCCGATAAAGTTTCTTATTGGGTGAGAACTGAATGTATTGGGGAGGATTTATTAAAGGTTCCTTTTATACAAAATGATTATCAAAAAGGGAAAATTGATCCTGAAGCAGAATTTGCAACTAATTTTTATAAATCTACGTATGATCCTATTTGGATAGAGGATTTAAACGAAAATGCTTCTTTGATATATGAGAATCAAAAATGGATATTTGATAAATTTGGGTATGATAAAGATTCTTATAAATTAATACTGGAATGACGCTAGAAGAATTTGTAATATACAAAACTCGTTGGTTAAATGGGTTTAATAAGCACATGAAATTGGGAGATATAGATTTTAAAACCTATATGCTAATGAATGGAGTGAGTAGTGAGGAATTTGATGTATTAAACAAACAGTCCGAAAAATAAGTATGAGGGATTTAATTAAATTTACTTTAATTTGGATTTCCCAAAATTTAGCTATTCCGTTTTGGATTGTAGGGCACGTACACTTAAGTGTAAATATTTATAAAGATCTTCACGAGATTATAGCTTCGGTAGGGATGAATTTATTGGTATTAGTAGGATTCGTATTAGATTTTAAGGACTCTAAGAAAAAGGCGTCATATTAAAGTCATATGAGATTTTGGAATCCGGAGGACCCTTTCGTATCTTTATGGGGTAATGATTGATGATATGATGAAAAACGAAACAGAAAAAGGGTGTGATTTCCCGGTTGTCGAAGTTTTGACTTTGATTTTTGTAGCTGCCAAATTGTTTGGTTATATTGATTGGAGCTGGGGATTGGTTCTCAGCCCAATTTGGATCAGCTTGTTGGCTGACGTTTGTATGGCAGCCACGCTTGCTGTTGTTAGTTTGCTTATTAACTCTACCGTAAATAAAAAATAAATGATTTATCAATTTATTGACTTTCAGGCACTTTTGACAACGATTGCTGTTACAGCGATTATGTTTTACCAATGTAGAAAATTGAAGTAATGGAAGATTTGAAATTTAAAACAGCTGGTGAAGTAGCTAATACTGTGGATCCTGATTTTACTTGTGCTAATAATAGTAATTTCCAGTTGAATGTTAATGGTTTTAGAATTAGCGTTGCATTTGGTCCAGGTATGTACGTTGAGAATGATATCCGTTACTCAAAGGAAGATCCTCGAGGTCAATACGTTTGGGGTAGTAAGTTTGCTGAGGTGAAAATTTGGGATCGAAGTGGTAACCCCATGTTTGAGTCGGTTCCAATGGATGAGCTTAATCGAACTGTTGAGGATGTTTGGAAACTAGAGGCTCAAGGTGGACATAATGATCAAGTGTTTGGTTGGTGTTCTTCTGATTGTGTTGCTCGTATGATTGGATGTTTGGCAAGTTGCCCTCCACATGAGGATCCTCGAAGAGCTCTTGTGCAAATTGAAGAAGCTTCACGCTGATGCGTGGGGCTTCGTCCTTTCGTTCGTATATTTACAGAGTCCGGTTGCGGGCGTATTGTTTAATTTAAATCCAATTAAAGATGTTTGTAGAAAAAATTAAAGAAGCTCAAGAGTTGCTTGCTAATAATAATGAGTTGGAAAAAGCCCAAATCCGATTCTCCATTCCAGATACTGGAAGATATGGTTATATTCAAAAGAATTATGAACTAGAAGTTTCCCGTGATCATTTTCGTGAAGAGCAATTTAATTATTCATTATATGAAACTGGATTGTTTGGTTCGTTTATGGGTAGTGTTACTCCTATGAAAAATGGGAAAGGAATGGTTGTTAAGAGGTTTTGGTTAGGTAAAGTAATGACTCAAACCCTTCATTATAAATTTCTTGAGTTTGGGAAAATAGTTCAAATTGAGGAGATGAAAGAAAACCCTGAACCTGTTAAGGAAACTGAAGAATTGCCATTCTAATGGATAAATTAATGAGAGATTTGATTTTCTCCATGGATATGGAGGATATCATCGAGATGTTGAGGGAACTTCGCGAACTTAGCGAAATGTCACCAAGTGAGCGTGAAATTTATGGGTTAATTCACCCTGACGCTCAACTTATTGCAGAATGTAGTAAGGAATCATTGATTGCTTCGAAAGAAGATGTGTTAATGATTTTGAATTGAGAAAATTTGTTCGTATATTCACACGTAAATGATTGAGAGATGAACGTTTTATATTTACATGGTTTAGAAAGTTTGCCTGAGGGTCCAAAAATGGAGTATTTGAAAGATCGATTCACAAATTATTATGCTCCTAAAATTGATTATGAAGATCCAGACGCTTACGAAGAAATCCTTGATTTGTGTATTGCTGAGGAATTTGACATGATTATTGGTTCTTCTATGGGAGGTTATTTTGCTCATGCAATAGGAACTACATTAGGTACACCAGTTATTATGTTTAACCCTGCTTTGCATTCTCGTTCATTTAATCCTTATGGTGTTGTTTGCGGTGAAAAACCCATTGACGGGGTTTGTGTGTTGGGGATGGATGATGACGTTATTGACCCTACAACAACGTATAACATGCTGAAAAACGACGAGAAATTGGCAATTATGCCTGTTGAAGGTATGGGTCATCGCACGCCATTTGAAAAGTTTGTTGAGATAATTGAATTGGTCGTTCCTGAAGAAGTTGAGTAATATTTATCGGTATGATTAAACTGGTAGATTTACTCTTTGAAGAGTATCCCAAAGGTAAGTATATCCCTTTAGATGATAAGGAAGTAGAACAAGCTAAACAAGACTTATTTAGTCTAATAGATAATGCCTATAAAGATATTGGAGGTCATGTAAAATTTAAGTCTCCTGATGATGTTTTAGATCCTGAATTAGAATTTTGGAGAGCAGCTGATTTAGACGATGATCCTGATTTGGACGTCGTCTATTTTGGTAAGAAAACACCATTTGGTGTTAAACATACTGGATTTGGGCACGATGGTGAAAGACCTAATATTAAAAACCTACTTATTAAAAAATCAGGTGAACTTAACTCACCTGGTAACTATGTTGAGGTAAGTGGTGATGCTTATAGGGTATTTGTTGATAGAGGAGGAGTACCTATAATTGATGATGAGGAAAAGGTAAGAACCATTTTAAATAAAAAAGACCTAGAATGGCATGGAAAACATCCAACAGGTAAATACCCAGGTAATGGGTGGTATACTCGTACAATTGGTGGTAAAAGAATAACAAAAACTATGGCAGGAAACGTTTAATCCGCATATTTATCAATAAACAACATTAAAAATGAAAGAATTAAACAACTTTAGACAGTTTATCAACGAAGGTAAAGAAAATGTTGATGAATTGTTTGGAATGGGTAAGAAAAACCGCTCTAAAAGGGGTGAAATGGCACTTGACTTTTCAGCCTTTGTTGAAGAATTATTTGATGAAGGAGTAATCAGTAAAGAATTACACAACAAACTTAGCTCAGGAGTAGCTGAATTGTATTCTAATGTAATGGATGCTGAATCTGGAGAGGTTCAGAAAACATATGATTATGAACCATTTGAAGATGATGGATTGGATGTAAATGATGCAGCACTTGATGAAATGATCAATATTAACGAATGGTCAAATGACCGTGATTTTGAAATTGATTCTGATGAGGATATTTTGGGTACACAGATGATAATTTCCGATATAGAAAATTTGATCCGAAATCTTAAAAGGTGGGATAATGATGGTAAAACAAAGGATGAATATTATGGAAAATATCTAGATAAGGAATTTAATGATATGACTAAAAATCCTAATTCTATATATAGAAGACTTTTTAAACATTGGGTGGATGGCAAAACGGATAAAATTTTATCAAAGGTTGCGATAGAGTGGGAGAGGGGTGAAAATGATTTTATGAAGCTTGGGAATATGTTGCCGGGGCTTAATGAGATTATAAAAGAGTTAGAAAAAAAAGCTAAATACAAACAAGAGAGGAACTTTGCCAAGAAAAATAAAAAAAGTGAGTTGACAATATATGATACCTGGAAAGAACAAAATGATGCAGCACTTGATGAAGTAATCAATGAAGCTAAACCTAACCTCAAGAAAGCATTACCTACTATTGCATCACGCAATGTTGAGAGAAACAATCTTATCAACGCTGACATTGAAGATATGATGGATATGGTAGGAGAAGCAGGAAAAGGCGATGGAAGCGAAGAAGCTGAAATTTTATTTAGAGCTTCAAATGCTTCTGACGAGTTAGAACAAGCACTTACAGACTTACAAATACACTTCGAAGATGATTTGGGTGAAGGTAAAGAAGAAGAATAAATTTAAAAAATGTGTTTGGGAGTACTGGATAAAACCCTGGTATCATCCCCTTTAAAAATATAAAAATGAAAGAATTTAACTTATCCAAGTGGAGACAATTTATAATTGAAGAAGCAGTAGTTGCTGATGGTAACTTCGGTAACGATATAGAAGATCGTTATGCTTATATTAGACCTTTAATGGCTGATCTCCCTGACAATGCTCGTACTGAATCTTTAATTGATGGAATGGAAGATGGGTTGAGAGAAGATGATAAAGAATTATTTGACTTCTACTTTGTAGAAGCAATGAAAATGTTGGGTTTAGAACATCAGTTAATGGATGATGGTGGGATTGAAGGTCCTGGAATTGAGGACTTAACACCAGATCCAGCATTAGGTCCTAATCCTTCATTTGTTGAAGAGGGTGAAGATTCACTTATTAATCCTGAAGCAGAAGAAATTGATGCTGAGGACTTGGATGCTTCAGCTGACTACTTTGATAGCTTAGCAGAAGAAAAAGAAAAATTAGATGAAGTAGCAGCTGAATTAGTAGGACAATATGGAGCTGAAGCTGTTAATGGGCTTTATATGTTAGCAGGAATTTTAGGCCTCCCTATAGCAGCTGTTTTAGCATCTGTAGCTGATGGGACTGTAGATATAGATTTAAAAGGTACTCTTAAAGATTTATACAAATCAACAGGTGACAGTGTAAAAAGTAAAGCAAAATCTTTAGCTAAAGCATTAGGATTAGGTAGTGGTTCACCTGCAATGGGTGAAGGTAAAAAAACTAATGATGAAGTATTAGATGAAATAATTGGGGGAGGTGGATTTAAAGTAGGTGATTTTGTATATCTTAGAAATGATCCTAAAAAATCACCAATGGAAGTAGTAGATATTCGTAGAATGTTTGGTAAAAACCTCCAAGCAATTTCTGTTGTAACAATACCTGATGGTGAAAAAATCGAATTCGACCAATCTCAGTTAAAAAAACTCCCTTCAGCTGAAGAGAAAGCAAACGTATTTGTACGATGAAGGAATTTCAATTCGAAGGTAAGTGGAGAAAATTTGTAGTTGAGGGTATGCCCTCTTCTGAGGAAATACTACAAGATATAGTTAACGATTTAGAATCTAAATTAGGTGTATTAGTATTACCTGCTGGTTATAATCCCAAAAATAATAAAGTAAATATCTACACCCAATCTAAGCCAGGAGATGAAAAGCCTTATGGAGATATGACCCAACGTATAACAGTATCATATGATGATGAAGGGGAAATAGAATTAAATGCTATAATAGGTCATAGCAGATCAATGGATCGTATTGGTGAGCCTTATAATCGTACTAGAATGGCTGGGCAGGGTATTTGGATGCCTAGTGGGGGTAAGCCTGTAACAATAAATGATCTTAAATACTACGTTAAACAACTCCAACTTGGAAACGAAGAAGAAGCTCAAGCGGTAGCTGATTTCTATAAAGACAGGCAACCAGATTAACTAGTTAACTTGGAAAAGTAAAATATTATATTTATAATTAAAAACATGTTTATACCACACGAAGGACCCGGAACTTGGCAATCGTTTCTAAAAAGAAAAGATAATGTAGGTCTCACTATTATGGAGGCAAGGCAAAAGTACCTCAAAGAACAGTTATTGTTTGAGAGTTATTTCCAAACCCTAAACACTACAAGTACAGTAAGCACCGCTGCAGCAGGAGCTGCAGGTGGCCCTGCACCTAGCACCGGAGGTGGTGGTGGTGGAGGTGGAGAATGGGATCTTGAATTTACCGTTGATACCAACTATAGCTATGCTGAAGCATGGGATGACGGCTATGGGGCAACAGTATCTCTACCCTCAACAGCAGTATGTATTTCTAACTCAGGAATTCCTGATTTCAGGATGACACTTACCCCCACCTCAGGAGGAGAAATTACAGTTGATTGGGGTGATGGAACTGTTGAAACTCTTTCAGAATATAACTTTCAATGGAATTTGACTTTCTACCCATTTGGTTCTTTTAGACACGATTATGCTACTGATGGTCAATATCAGATAAAAATTAAGGGGCCTGGGGCTTCAACAGTGAAATTTTTCTCAATTCCTGTAATTTCTATTGAAAAAATTGATCATACTACAATAGAATGGAATGGGTTGTTTGCAGCATCTCCTCCAACAGGTATCCAAATTCCTTTACCTAATTGGGTTGCTAAACCCACAGATCATCTTAATGGAATGTTTGGACCCGTTGGAAACATGAATAATGCTACTAACGGTAAAGCTTCTGGTTTTAATGCAGATATTAGTACTTGGGATGTAAGTAATGTCACTCAGCTCAGATTTTTTAGTGCATATAATACCTATTTAAGTTCAGATCTTTCAAATTGGGATGTGAGTAACGTTAATCATTTAGGTGTCTTTGCAGCTAAGGCAAGTTTGGGGCAATTTACAGGATGGCAAAATTGGAATTTATCATCATTTACAGGTCTTTCAAATACACTCAACAGAATAAGTGACACACCATCTCCTGCAACTGCTGGATACACATTACCCAACCGTGTTCCAGTAACTTCTTGGTTTGATGGGTGGGTATTTGATCCAACTGTTACTAGCTTTTCTTTCACTGGTATGTTCGCAGAATCCTTGCTATCAGATGCTAGTGTTATAGGAGATTGGATTATTTCTATGGCTAATGATATTAATACTCCTGATAATTTAAGTTTAGATGGAAATAATCTTAGTTCTAATTTCCCTATATATTTATCTGCTAATCCTACAACTTTTGTTTATATTAGCAACTTAGGATTATCTTCAGACCCAGGTGTAAGTGCTGCTATCTCTACTTTACAAGGAAAAGGATGGACTATAACCAATTTATAATAAAACAATATTAAAAACATAACACATAAAATATAAAAATGTCACATACCACAAACGCACCAAAAGATTGCTTTTATTTAGCACACAATGGAAGTACGGTATTTCATTACGGTGAAATTGCTAATGGTACTCCAATTGCAACAGGTCAACCTACTTTAGAGTGGTTGGATACTAAAGAAGAATTGCAAGCCAGAGTAGAAGAATTAGGAGGGACATTCAATTGGTCAGAGCCAGAAGAAGAAGTAACACCTCCAACACCCTAAAATTTAATCTAAAGCATGTGGAAACCAATATATCAACCAGAACCTTGGCCCCAATTTCGTAAGAGAAAGGACATTGCTCCTCTTCCTTTGATGGAACAAAGGAAAAAATATATGCAGGAGCAAATCCTGTTCGAAAATTATTTAAGTACCTTAAATACAGTTAATACCGTAAGTACTGTAGCAGCCGGAGCTGCAGGTGGTCCTGCTTCTTCTCCCACATCTCCTCCACCACAAATTAAAGTAAAAATTAATACTAATTTTAAGGCTACTGGAAGTGTATGGGATGGAGATGATGGGTATGGGGCATATCAAAATGATGTTCCATCAACTCAAGTATTAGTAGCTTTTACAGATAATAGCTTTTTTAATACAAGCCCAGATTATAATGGTGTACCTACTACCAATCCTGATTTTGTCCCACCTGCTCCTAGAACTCTTACTATTGATTGGGGTGATGGAACTGTAGAAACCCCTACAGATTATGGTAAAGTACTTAATAGAGGATTTCAAGCTTATGTAAGAACTTTAAAACATGATTATGCTGTAGATGGAGAGTATACTATTACTTTTACTGGAACTGCTACCCCTTGGGTAAGTTTTAGGTATTTACCTATAGTAGACATATTAGAATATGATCCAAGATATTTATCAAAACGTTATACGGGAGGAGTTGGATTATTTGGTCAAGTAAGTATTGATGGTTATTATTCCTATAATCCTTTCTCAAGTGCATTCTGGTCAGGTTATACAAATACTCCTACTGTAGATATTACTAAGTGGGATGTTAGTAATATCAATGCTTTCTTTGGAACATTTGCGGGTTCAGAACCTTCGTGGTATAAAATATTAGGGATGACAGACCAAAATGCTGATGCTCCAACCGAGTTATTTAGGTTTAATGAGGATGTTAGTGGTTGGGATGTAAGCAATGCTAAATCATTAATCTTAATGTTTGCGGGGCAGGGATACTTTTCTCAAAATCTAGGAAGCTGGGATACTAGTAATGCTCAAGAATTATATGGTAACTTCAAATTGTGTACCCGTTTAATGAGTGGGGCTAGAGCTGATTTATGGGATGTAAGCTCAGTTTCAGGAGATACACTAGCTTTTGCTTCACAATTTACTGCTTTATTTGAAGGAGCTATGACAGACCCTTCAGTAGTAGGAAGTATGCCCCATGTAGGAAATTGGAGATTTGATGGATTCTCAGGGGGACAAACTGATTTCTTCCGAGATACATTCAAAAATAGTGGATTTTCTCATACTGCTATTGGAGAAACCTTAATTGGATGGGCTTCTCAATCAGCTTTACCACTTAATATAGGTGTAGCTAGTAGTGCTTTCCAAAATACTTGGGACGGTTCAGGATTCAGCAACCCTTCGTATGATACAGGAAGTGTCTTTGGTCGAGAAGTAAAAGCTTCATATGACTTTTTAACAGGGGTCCCCGCTGATGGTTCTACAACAACTTTGACAGTCGAAGCTTTACCTGGTAAAGGCGATCCAGTAAGATATGTTATTAATGGTTTTAATCTTGACAACTCATCCCTTATAGATGATTTTACTTTCTTAATAGGAAATACTTATAGGTTTGATCAATCTTCTGTAGAAAATACAGGCTTCCCACTTAGATTTTCTACTACTATAGATGGTATTCACGGAGGTGGCAATGAATATATTACAGGAGTAACTATTGTGGGTACACCGGGTACTTCAGGATCTTATAGTGAAATTACTATAACTGAAAATACTGCTTCTCCTTTATATGTTTATTGTCCTAATCAAGCGGGGCTCGGGTTGGGGTTTTTCGGTACTACTCCACAACCCCTTACTATGAATCAAGGGGGTAAAGGTTGGACAATACCTAACTTTACATTTAGTTAATATAAATAGATAGGAAAAAATAACACTATGTGGAAACCAATATACCAACCCGAACCTTGGTTTAAGTTTATTAAAAGAAAAGACATTAAAGGTCTTCCTTTGATGGAGCAAAGGAAGAAATACATGCAGGAGCAACTCCTGTTTGAGAACTACTTAAGCACTTTAAATACAGTTAACACTGTAAGTACCGCTGCAGCAGGAGCTGCAGGTGGTCCTTCTTCTTTACCTTCTTCAACCCCTTCTAGATATCTATTAGACAATATAAGTAAACCTCCCTTAGTTGCTGGAGGGTTAAGGGTTTTACTTTCAACTTATTCTGGTCCCTTAATAAGAGTACAGAGATCTCTTGATAATACTGAACAAGATATAGGATTTGATCCCGTTTCTTTATCTTTAGATACTAGTTCTCTTTTAGAATTTGTAGGGACAGGTTCTTCGGATCGTGGTAAAGTAGTTACTATATATAACCAAACCCAAAATCAATATTCATATTGGTCATCTGAGTTTGGGGGTAGTGGAACATCAAGTTTAGATCTTGAAAATGTAACATCACAACTTCCTCTTAACCCTCCCTATATAGTTGAGTCAGGAAGCGTTCTCTTAAATGAAAACAACCAACCTTACATAGATGGAACACAAGGAAAACACTTACAATATAGAAATATATCAGGTGATGGGGTTGTGGGGTATATTGGAGATGGAAATAACCCTGAAGATACTAATTATAAATCTTTATATTATGTAGGTCAAGTAGATCCTACTTATAATTCTGAGTATCAATTTGGATTAAAATATGGAGTTGGGTATGTACTTGGGTTAAGAGGTATAAATTATAATACATTTGGTGCTGATCTTCAAGGTAGGGGTCGTGTTCGTGTTATTGGGGAGGCAGGCCAAGCTTTAGATCCTCCTAATTATTTCAAAGTAGATATTCCCTATTTTTCATTTGCTACATTAGACAATGAAACTTCTACTTATAATGATGCTGTAGTATTTAATAATTCTAAATTTTTAAATCAAAGAGTAGTAGGTAAGCAGATGATAGGTAAAATTATGGGAGACCCGGGCCCTGTTCCCCCAGCACCTCCTAATCCTGGTTTTTCAGGTGATAGAGCTGTAAACAGATTTTATGAATATGCTATATGGGAGGATAACATTACAGCTGAAGTAGATAAATTATATGATTTATTATCACCTTATTATAATATTCCTGATAATTCTGGGTATCTTCCTTTAAATGATTCTAGTTTTTCATTAGCTATCAATGAATGGTTTTTGGGTGGGGGAAATCAAAATGTTGTTGAAGCTGTATACGGTCCCCTACCACAATGGAATACCACAGCTGTGACTAATATGAGTGGAGCATTTGAAGAGAGAAGCACATTTAATGAAGACATTACTGGTTGGGATGTGAGCAATGTGACTGATATGAGTAGGATGTTTTTTAGTGCTTCTGCATTCAACCAAGATATTAGTGGTTGGAATATCTCAAATGTAGGAGATATGACAGATATGTTAACAAGTGCTTCAGCATTTACAACCCTTAAATATGATAATCTCTTGATTGGATGGGCAAGTCAATCAGTACAACCTAATGTAGTATTTGGTGCATTTCCTGCTCAATACAACGCTGAAGCTTCCCGTGATGTGTTAACAAGTGCCCCTAATAATTGGACAATTACAGATGGTGGGTTGATCCCACAAGCTTTAAATGATTCTAATTTCCAAACAGCAGTAAACCTTTGGTTTAGTGATCAAGCTGCGGCAGAAGCTACTTATGGTTTTATCCAAAACTGGAATACTACAGCTGTAACTAATATGAGTCTAGCGTTTGAGAGTCGTACAACTTTCAATGAAGATATTACTGATTGGGATGTGAGTAACGTTACGAATATGGCAGGTATGTTCCGTGCTGCTACTGTCTTTAACCAGGACATCAGCAGTTGGGATGTAAGTAATGTGACAAGAATGGATAACATGTTTAATAGTGCAGGAGCATTCAATCAGGACATCAGTGGTTGGGATGTCAGCAGTGTGACTAATATGGCAGGTATGTTCTACTCTGCTCTTTCTTTTAACCAAGATATAGGGTCTTGGGATGTAAGTTCAGTCACGAACATGAATAGTATGTTCCGTGGGTTAACATCGTTCAATCAGAATCTTGGAGCATGGAATATAAGTGGGGTAACTACAATGATTTCAATGTTTGAAAATGTAACCCTTTCAACTTCTAATTATGATGCTCTTTTAATAGGATGGTCAGCTCAATCTGTACAACCTAATGTAACATTTAATGGAGGAAATTCTAGATTCACAGCAACCTCATCACGTAATATACTAACAAATGCTCCTAATAATTGGACAATTTCTGATGGAGGTGAAGCAGCAACTTTAGATAACAATAATTTCCAAACAGCAGTAGATCTTTGGTTTAGTAACCAAACTGAAGCTGAGAATATTTATGGTCTTATTGGGGAATGGAATACTACAGCTGTAACTAATATGTTCAACGCATTTCAGGGTAGTTCAACATTTAATGAGGATATCAGTGGATGGGATGTGAGTAACGTTACGAATATGAGAGGTATGTTCAGTTTCACTGATGCATTTAACCAGGACATCAGCAGTTGGGATGTGAGTAATGTGACATTAATGGATAGCATGTTCAGTAGTGCTGATGCATTTAATCAGGACATTGGAAGCTGGGATGTGAGTAATGTGACGACTATGCAAAATATGTTCAATAATGCGGATGCATTCAATCAGGACATTGGAAGCTGGGATGTGAGCAGTGTAACAACTATGGAGCGCATGTTCTATAATAATGATGCATTCAACCAAGACATTAGCGGTTGGGATGTAAGCAGTGTGACGAGTATGGTCCAGATGTTCTCGAACGCTTCAGTTTTCAATCAGGACATTGGAGACTGGGATGTGAGCAGTGTGACGAATATGCAGGGTATGTTCGAGAGGGCATCTGCTTTTAATCAGGACCTCAGCAATTGGAATGTGGGTAATGTGACGAATATGACAAGCATGTTCAATTCAGCCGTATTCAATCAGGACATTGGAAGCTGGAACGTGAGCAGTGTAACGACTATGAGCAGTATGTTCCTTTCATCCTCATTTGATCAAAATATAGGTGGTTGGAATATTTCAAATGTTAGTAATATGTATAATATGTTCTTCCAAAGTACACTTTCAACAGCTAACTATGATGCTCTTTTGATTGGATGGGCAAGTCAATCAGTACAACCTAATGTTGATTTTAATGCTGGTTCTTCTCAATATAGCTCAGGATCAGCAGAAATGTCACGTATTGCTTTAACAAGTGCCCCTAATAATTGGACAATTACTGATGGAGGTGGGGGAAGTGGGATTATATATGATGGAAATTTCCAATCAGCAGTAAATCTTTGGTTTAGTGATCAAGCCGAAGCTGAAAGTTTATATGGCCTTATCGGAGATTGGGATACTTCACTTGTAACTGATATGACTGAAGCATTCCGTTTTCGTTCAACATTTAATGAGGATATCAGTGGATGGGATGTGAGTAACGTTACGACTATGAGAGGTATGTTCAAGGGAGCAACTTCATTCAATCAATCTATCAACAATTGGGATGTGAGCAGTGTGACGGATATGTATGAGTTATTTTTTGGAGCCAATAATTTCAACCAACCAATTGATTCTTGGGATGTGAGTGCAGTGACTGATATGAACGGTATGTTCTACTCTGCAATTTCATTTAATCAACCTCTAAACACATGGAATGTGAGTTCTGTAACAAGGATGGATAGAATGTTTGATAATGCTGATGCATTTAATCAACCTTTAAGTAATTGGGATGTGAGCTCAGTAACAAACATGAGGGATATGTTTAGAAATACAGCCATCTTTAATCAAGATATTAGCGGTTGGAATGTGAGTGCAGTGACAAACATGTCTAGAATGTTTAATAAGGCTTCAGCTTTTGATCAAAATATTTCTACTTGGAATGTTTCAAGCGTTACAAATATGTCTGAAATGTTTGATCAAGCTTTTGCTTTTGATCAAAATTTAGGTAGTTGGAATATAAGTAATGTAACAAATATGTTTGAAATGTTCCAATCAAAAACTGGAATATATGCTCTTTCAACAGCTAACTATGATGCTCTTTTGATTGGATGGGCAAGTCAATCAGTACAACCTAATGTTAATTTTAATGGAGGTGGTGCTTTATACAGCTCAGGAGCAGCAACAACAGCAAGAGGCACATTAACAGGTACTCCTAATAACTGGACAATTACTGATGGAGGTCAAGCTCCATAATGAACAATTAATTGTTCATAAAGAAAATGCGAGAGAGAGTGGGATTCCCACTCTCTTTTTGTATCTTCATGGGGTAAGATTGAGAAATAAGAAAAACCCAATTAATGATGTTAAAGTTTAAAAAAAGTGAGTTGTTTAAGTACAATGGTTGTGATTATGTTATTAAATCACTTGCCTATAAATTACTTGAAACACGAGCTGGTCAGCGTGCTTATGACAGCGCATTGACAGTTAAACACCCAATTAAAGGTGAAATGGTTCGAATCCCTCAGAATGTTAAATTTGAAACTGTAAAATAATGAAACAGATTCTTGCATATTTAGTTCTTACACTTGTTTGTGGTTACATTACCTATGGTATTGGTAATTTTACATTGTTTCCTAATGTTGATGAACAAGTAGCTTTTGCGATGGCCATCTGCTCAACAAGTTTTATGTTGTTTGGAGTATTTGGTTTGATTGCTAATGTTGATGGTTTTATTAAATCTCTTAAGAAATAATGAAAGTTATTGATAAAGGTGGTTCTCATATCCACACAGACCAAGAAGGTGATGCTTATTTTTATGTTGGTGAAACCGTTTATTACATAAATGAGTTTATGATTGTGGAAGGAGGAAAACATGATGCTATTGCCTCGATTTCAAACACAGGAGGTATTGGTATTAAAATTAATGATGCTGAAGAGTATGTTGATTATGAAATCTTTACAACATGAAAAGACATTATGAATTGCTCCAAGTAGGGGATGCAGATGTAGTTGCTGAAGGTAAGTGTATCTACACAGGTGAGGTTTACCGCACTGCTCCTTTTAATGAGTTAGGTTGGCAAAGTTGGCGTTACTTGAGGATCCCAATTCAAGATGCCTTACCAGAACTTGAAGCTCACGATAGGGAGTTTTTGATGAGTGGTTTTTCACCTATAGGGTGGGAGGAATTTTACGGAACAGACGACGAATAATGGACGGATTATTAGTAGGATTAGGTGTAAGTTTATTTCTTACATTCATAAATGTATGTTTTATTTGGTACTCAAAGCGAATATCAGGGGCTTCAGCAGTAGCTATTGTTCAAGCAGGAATGCTTGTTAAGTTTATGTTGGGAGCCATAATTTCCTTTTGTATCATTAAATTAGTTGATATTAATCTGTGGGCTTATGCGTTAACGTTAGGAATGTTTGTATGTATAGCGTTTCCAATTACAGCCTACATAATGACTCAAAATGATGAAAAAACTATTTGACATGTACAACGAAGCCTCTCAACGAGTAGAGGATTTTATGTTTAAACACATTTTACCTGTTGTGTTTAAAACTATGTTGTTTGGAATGAGATTGACTTTATTGTGGGCAGTTTATTTATTGCTTACTGAAGTGGTTTTTGAATGAAAATAGGTCAAACAATAAATTTTTATTTATTTGGCGCTCCAGTTGAAGGTGAAGTATACACCATTGACAAAAAGGAAAAAACAGTAGGGGTAATTTATGAGGGATTTAAGTACCCCCATATGCGAACCTTTAAAAAATTACCCAAAAAGAGATCAGATAACCCTTCAAATAAATCATATGTACCGCCTTGGTATATTTTAAAAGGTAAAAAATGAAAAGAGGTAGACCAAAAGTTGATGACACACCACCACCTAGACAATACACTAGAGTGTTTGAATATGAAGATGGTACAACTGAAACTTGGCACTATAATTTAGATAAGTTTCCTAATGGACCGTTCAAGGTGGAAATGAAACACTCCACGAGTCATATGAGTTTTGAGGATAAAAACGCTTTACTACCAAAAACTCAACGTAAGTACTACAATCCTGAAAATGATAAGTACGTAGGTTATGGTAGAGCTAAACAATTAGGTTTAATATGATTTTTACTCCCTATTTACTCCCAATGTTCTTTTTATTTTGGGGTACTGGTTATTTTGCTCCTAAACCTGAAGGTGAAATGAGAGTCGAACCAGTGTATATAGAACCTATACAAGTAGAATATATTGAACCTACTTGTATCACAGATGCTTTAATTCAAGTTGAAAGTAGTGGAAGGGATAGTGCTTATAATGCTAAAGAGGATGCTGTTGGTTGTTTACAAATTAGACCTATTATGGTTAGAGAAGTAAATAGAATTTTACGTAAACAGGGTAAAGAACATAGGTTTGAGTTAGAGGATAGATGGGATAGGCAATTATCACTTGAAATGTTCCGTATTTGGAGAGAATACCATCATCCTAATAGTACAGATGAGGTAATTAGTAGGAACTGGAATGGTGGGCCTAAAGGTTATAAGAAAGAATCAACACTCAAATACTGGAGGAAAGTAAAAGGACATATATTTATAACAAAATCTCAAAAATGAAAGAATTAAATACATTTAGAACATTCTTAAAAGAAGAACAAGAAATGGATTTGGGTTTTGATACTCAAATTAAAAAATTACCTAACAAACCAGGTGTTTTATTACATGAGTTGGTTACTATTGGTGTATTTGATGTTAGAGATAGAAAAGGAATTGAATTACAACCTTATCATTTAATTTTTGGAGATAGTAGTTTAGCTATTTTTGATGCTTTTGATACTGATAATTTAGCAGGTTTAACGAGACAAGGTGCTGAGGAACATATAGCTAAAATGCAGGCTGAGGGGAAAACGGAAAGAGATGATGCCTATATGGGTGGGTTAACTAATTTTTATGGTGACCAACTATTCGAATTTATAAACGTAGAAAGAGCATCAGCCCCAGGACAGGTGCACCGACTTTTACCTCACGAATCACTTCACGTAACTCGCTATTTAATTACATTAGCTGAGAATGAGTGGATGAGAAATAATTTAAATACTGATAAGTGGTGGGAGGATGAAAGAGCAGTAATGGTTGATTTAATCAACGATAATGAAGAGTATTTTGCAGAAGTACTCGAACGTACTACAGCTATCGCATATGCAGGTTGGAGTAAAATAAAATAGGGCGTCATATTAAAGTCATACAAAAATTTGGGGTCTGGAGGGGACTTTCGTATCTTTACAGGGTAAGGTTGCGAACGAGTCAAGACCGATCATTCAAATTAATTAAAATGTCTAACACCCGTTACACAGAGGGTTATTTGCCCAAGATTGCTTATCACATGTTTAAAAACAACTTTGATAAGATGATGTATTTTTATGATCGTCAAATCGAGAAGTATGGTGAGATGACAAATGCTCAAAAGGAGCGTGTCACTGAACTTCACAATGAGTTGGTTATGGATCAAGCAGTTCAAGAAGCTCAAGATAATTTCATTACTGATTTTAGTTTGCCAATTTAATTATGATGGAAGATAAAGAAATTAAGCAAATGATTTTAGATGAGTGTAATCAAACACTTAATAAAATCGATAAGATTAGAGAAGAAAAAGGTGATCGTTATGCAGTTGGTTACCTTAAAGCAAGTTTAAAATTCATTAAATCTATTACAGATAATGCCTAATATGAGTTACTGCCGTTTTGAGAATACAATGGATGATCTTAGAGATTGTTTACGTCACATTACTCGTAAAGCGGAAAATAATTTTGATGAACAAGCACGTCAATCAATGATTGCTTTGTTTGATGAAGTTGCCACTGATTGGGATGGTGATGTTGTTAAATTTGCTCTAAACCTTTAAAAAACATGTCAACTTTATTAGTTATAATAGCAAGCATTTTTAATTCCATTATGGATGTATTATCATTTAGATATAATACCAGTATTTTCAGTAACCATCCTAAATGGAAGCAATATTTAGATCCTAGTGTATCTTGGAAAAATAAATATAAAAATGGAGACCCATCTCAAGGACCTAGGTTTTTTGGTTCTGAAACGTTTTTGGTATTTTTAACAGATGGATGGCATCTATCTAAAACGTTAATGATTTTATGTTTTTCGGGAGCAATTGTTAGTTATACTCCATTACTAGGGACTTGGTTAGATGTAGTACTATTTTACACTTTATTTGGTACAGTGTTTCAATTATTTTTTGGCAAAATTCTTATTAAAAAATGAACGAGAATATTTTACACAAAAACCTTATTCGGTTAGCGATATTTGTTTTATCACTAACGGCGTTTACAATGTGGTTTAGTAAAGTAACGGCTCAAACCATTTTTGTAACTGATAATCCCTATAATGCTGATTTTATCTGTTATGTTACTAATAATCGTTTTGAAGCTGATTGGTCAATTTATATGACTAATAACAGATACGATGCTGGTGATGGTAGGTGGTTTGAAGTAAACAGTAGATATGATGCTGATTATGTAGTATATTTTACAGATAATAAATTTATTTCAAATTACATCATATTTAAGACACGCAATAGATATTTAACTAATTTTAACCCACAATGAATTTAGAAGATTTATACGATTTGATTGATGAACTACTTACTGTAGACATGGTAACAGATGCTGAATTAGGCATGCACGTAAGGAAATGGTATGAAAAACAAAACCAGAATGATGATGATGAATGGGAAGATTTGATGAGTGAGGAAATGGATTGGGGAGATGATGATTGGGATTAAAATAAAATAAAATAAAATGGCAAAATTAAGAAAACTAGTCACTTACACTGACTACCGATGGGAAGAAACCGAAGAACTAACTCCCGAACAATTAAAGAAATGGAAATCAGGAGACGAAACATTACAAGAAGAAGTAATGGATGAAGTCGAATTCGAATTAGTGAACGATAAAGTTCTCGAAGACCATGAATGGCCCGAACTCATAGAGGAGGAGGAGTGATGATGAATGTGACGGATAATAATCCAGCGACGGATGAATAATACAATCGAATTGATACGTGGAATATTCCTATTTCTATTAGGACAATCTATAGTGTGGTATCAAACCCATGGATTCCTATTAAGCGATTGGATCAAGGAACGTCCACTGACAATGTCGCTGCTGGGTATTCCAATATCATATGTGTATATTTATGCGACGAAAGATCTAGTAAATGCCTTCAATGGTGATCTATGGCCTCAACGGCTAATTGGTTTCTCGATGGGGATGATTGCGTTTGCGTTTTTAACGTGGATACATTTTCATCAAGCAATTACACTTAAAACAGCAGTGACGCTGGCGCTTGCAACAGCAATCGTTGTTATCCAAATTGTATGGAAGTAAATAAACCATACAAAGCGAATAACTAAGATAATCCAACAGGATTATTTAAAACAATCACTTAACCAAAATGATTAACATGAGACAAAAACTGACAATTTTAGGGGAAGAACCTATGAATTGGATGGTGAGGGATGAGAATGGGAATGAGGGACAATTGCCTGTCGAACGTTTGACAAACTATGTGAGAGTGGACAACACATTGATACCCAAAAGCGATGTGGAATGGCTTTAATGTATAGTATGTGAAATGAACCGAGTGCGGTATAGGATATGGGAGGGTTGAACCTAACACCCTCCCCTCCGCGCACGCACGTTCACTTGGTCGAAAAATATATATCTTTTTGAACAAATTGCCCTCCGCGATGTTCACGCCTTTCTTGCGGGAGAATGTGGGATTCCGGGATTCCGTTCGTATATTCATGGGGTAATGATGCGAGAGCACAAAAACCCAATTAAAATGAATGATTTGTTTAAATTTTTGATTAACACCGCCCAAAAGCGAGTTGATGCGTTAGGTATTGATGTGAAAGTTGGTGTTGATCGTGATGATGAGACGGGTCGAACATATCTTACTGGAACATTCATCCAGCGTTTGAAGTTTAAGGGGATGGATGAGTTGTTCGTTAATGAAGCCATGTTGACGGAGGAGATTTATCGTGGTGATCAGGAAATGGCGCTCAAATTGTTCATGGGTTATTTCAGCCCGAACCGAGTTGCCCATATGAAGGCGACGGATGAGCAATTGATGGCTTACGAAGGTCATCCAGATGAATTTCCGATTGCATAAAAACGTCATGCGAGGGTTTGGACCCCGAGACCCTCGTTCGTATATTCATGGGGTAAGGTTGAGAAAGAAACATTAAAACCCAATTAAAAATGTTGCAAGTTAAAGTTACCAAAATGAACGATTTGAAATTCGAGAAGAATTTGTTCGTTCCGTTAAAAACAGGTCGTAAAATCGACGAGTTTTATAGTGCTGAAGGTGGTGTTATGCCTGGCACTAACACAGTGATTACAGGTGATCCAGGTGTTGGTAAAACAACCGTGTTGCTCGATTTGATTGCCGACATGAATAATAAAGGCAAGCGTGTGTTATTCGTTTCAGGTGAGATGAACCAGATTGACATGGTTGGTTATGTTCGTCGATTCCCTAAGTTTGGTGATGTGCCGATTTTGTTTATGGGTGATCAAGCGGATGAGGATCCACTTGAAGTATTGCGTGGTGCGTTTGAGGAGGGATATGATTGTGTGTTGATTGATTCGATTGCTGAGGTAGCAGTTATGATTCAAGATTATTACGGTGGCACTTATAAGGGTGCGACGACAAAGCTCCTGACATTGCTCGAAGAGCAAAACATGGGTGAGAATAAGCGTGGGATTAATTCGGCGTTTCTATTAATCCAGCAAGTAACCAAATCAGGAACGTTCGCTGGTTCAAATCGAATCAAGCACATGACCACAGCAATGGGTCATTTGAAATTCGATGGTGATGGAAATCGTTACCTCGCATTTAGTAAGAACCGTCGCGGTGGAAACATGAATAAATTTTATTTCAATTTCAACACCAAAAATTATGTTAATTGGTTGTATGAAGGTTCCGCAAATGAAGAATAAAAGTTTTTAATTGGGTGATGGGTGGGTAATGCCAACGGGCAGCCCACCCATTTATTACCGGCGGGGTGCCGCCGTACGTACGGCGTACCGACCACGGGCCCCACACGCGCTGATATCCATCGACGGGCGTCATACGGGGGTAGTAATTACGGGGGATTTAGAGAGCGTAAATAACTATAGTGGGTCGACAAAGTATATACAAATATCCCACACCTCACCACATCTCATGTGGATAACCTTACTATCCTTTAATATATTTATCGTCAAACATCCAACAGAAATAAAATGGAAGAACTAAGCACATTCAGAGAATTCCTTAAAGAGAATTCCAGAGAAGTTAAAGTAACCGATGAACATAAAGCAGAAATGCTAAGAGTAGCTCAAGATTTAGAAAATATTAGAAAAACCCATGATGGTGTAGAGGGGACTAGACTTTTAAATGCCAGAATGCAAGATAGAGATGTGCTTATAAAAGCAGCAATGGTCTTAAAAAATCTAGTAGAACTTTCAAATAGAAAATAAAATGGAAGAACTAACCAGATTCAGACAGTTCCTCGCAGAAGGACAAATCAACGAAAACGTTGAAAAAATCTTTAAAGACACCTATGATGGATATGCAGATGGCTTTCACGGTGATCCAGATGAAGTAAATACATTTGTATGGGATAAAGAGGAAGATTTTGAGGATGATACGGTTGACAAATTTAATGCAATGCAAGATTACCTTAAAAAGAATAAACAATTCGTAGATACTTTCGAAATGGATGAAATTGGAAATTTTAAGGTTGTTTTCACATTAACCCCTAATGGAGAAAATATTAAAATGACTTCGGGTCCCGCTTCAAAAATAAAATAATAACATGAAAGAATTAAACAGATTTAGACAATTCCTCGCAGAAGGACAAATTAATGAAAATGACGAGGCACAACGTGATGCTTTAATGTCAGCCGTAAAAGGAGAGCACGCTAAAGATGTTATCGCAAGTGGTCAATTCACCCGCGTATCACAATTTGGAAGTGGATATGACGCAAATCCACCAGTAAATGTAATGGATGAACTTAACGATGAGCTTATATACTATAAAACAGAAGAAGACAAAGATAGCGATGACTACGACGACCTTATGGATGATTTAGAAGCAGCAAAAGAAATTGCTGTTGCTGTTAAAAACATGGGAGGTGAAGTATCATACGTAAGTAGAGGTGAAGGTGATACACCAGACCTTCATTTTGTTTACACAGTAAACGGTAAAGGTGATTTATTAGGACAAGCAGTATTAGGACCAAAAAAATGAAATAATAAAATGGCATATTACGAAGTAGAATTTATCACTATGGATGGCAATGAAGTCACTCGAGACTTCAAACATTTTAACGACGAAAACGAAGCCAAACAATTTTTTAACGATCTTAAAAGTAATCCAGAAATTGTTAGGATTGAAAGAACCGAATTGTTTAAGGGCGACGGAAAAAACTACTTAGGTGGTTCGGAAGGAAGAGACCGCTTCGTAAATAAAGAACCAGAAATGCACCGTTTGTTTCTTAACTCTCGTTTAGGAGATAAGAGATTCGTTGATGAGGACTATTTTGCTTACATGAAGAGAAAAAAACAAGCAAGAAACGAATTTTTACAACTAAACGAAATGAAACCAGGAGACGAACAAGATATAGCCCAAAAACGATTTGACCGTTTAACTAAAAGCGAACAAACTAAATTACTCCAAATTATGAAGATGGTGGATAGTGAAAAGAAAAAAACAACGAAAGAAGCAAAAGACGCATTTAGCGGGTATTTTTCTAAAACTAACTTGGGTCAAATGATTATAGATGCCGAAGAAATTTTAGCTAGCGGTATGCAAAACGGAGAACCACTCGATAACGAAACAGAAATGTTGGTCCGCCAAGAATTAGAAAGATTAAAGCAATTGTATATCGATAACCATGGATATACAGGTATGATGGCTACAGCAGAACCCAATAATAAAAAGGAAAAAGTAATGAAATTCCTTAAATCTAAGAAAACATACAGAGAAAACATGAATTTAGAAAGTATATACGAGAATCTTAAAGAAAACGAAGGCCAGGGAAAAACTATATCCTTATATCCGTTTTATAATGAAGAATTGGCTCAAAAGCTATTTGCTATGGGTATCAATGACGGATACGATTGGGATGATTTCTTAGTTAAAAAGTTGGGTGGATATTGGGAAGGCGATGCAGAAGGAGACGGTACTATGATGTACAACGTTCAAGAACCTTTATATAGCGAACTTAGAGATAAACTCAAAGTCTTGTTAAAGCGAATTATGACGGATACTTTAGAGGAAGGCCAACTCAATGAATGGACTTTAGGATACGATTACCCAAGCGATCCAGATGGTGAATGTGTATCTAATGGCTACGTAGATTTTGACATTACATTCGCAGTGAAAGGATGGCCTTCAGGT